TTGCTCCAGTCTGACCATTATTAGCAAATTGAGAATAATTGACAACGGTTGTCCAATCACCTGCTGTAGATGTTGCTGCACCGCCACCAGTAAATATAGAACCGTAAAATAAAACGAGTCCTGCATCTGTCTGGTTAAAGTTAGCGCCTGCTACTCCAGCTGCTGCTATTTGCTGTACAAATCTCCAGTTAGTTTTCTGAACTGTAGATAAAAGTATAGGTGAATCCCAACTAGCTGCACCTGCAACCATGCCTGTACCAAGAATTGGTGAAACACCACCAGCGGCTGCTAAAGTGCTACCTGCGTACATTCCGCCTGCTGCTCCTAAAACACCCGTACCTGCATCTCCCATAGTTCCTATAGCGAAGAAATCTCCAACTGTTGTTCCACCGACACTATTACCATTAGTATTAATCATAAACTGCATTCTAGTTAAAGCAGACTGATAAGGTACTACACCTAGTGGTCTAGCATATATATCAGCAGTTGCTGCTCTAGTTCCTACAGAAACAGTTGCTGTTGCGTTAGGATTAGCTGCTGCACTAATATCAGTAATAGTTGCAAACAATGAAGTTGAAACTACGACTCCTATACCTGGTCCTACAATTCCTGTCTCAGTTAATGCTCTTCCAGTTGCGTCAGTTCCTGTGATATCAAAAGTTGTTCCTGCAGAAGTTGCTACTGCACCTGTAAGGATAACTCTTCTACCCCAATGTTGTAATGCCGTATTATTTGCTGCTACACCTGTGCTAGCTGTTACTGGTGAAACTTTATAGGGAGCCCATTCTCCTGCTACTGATTGTAAACCATTTAAATTTAAATGAAAACGACCATCAGCTGGTCTTACACTTGTGTAAGTTTGTGCTAATGCGATTCCTGCTGCAGCTGGTGCTGTAGGAAACATATGTCTTTGTGTTGCCACATTCCCTAGTGGATGTGTATTTTTAATTCCGCTACCTAAAACCGCGTTTCCTGTAGCAGTTATTGGTCCAGTTTTTACCGGACCTGAAAAGGTTGTTATACCCATAATAATCTCCTTTGGCTGTATAGGCCAATGTTGTCATGTTGTCTCTATACCGTCTGCCTAGCCAGTCAACACAACTTTTTACTCTAGGGTAAGGAGGGCAGATAATTCCGCCCTCCTAAGTGATTTATGCTCCTGGTGTACCAAAGATACCACGCCAGTCAGACCAGCCGTAGCTGTATCTTTCTCTAGCTTTGTATCTAACGTTGCCAGTGTCGAAATCCCCTTCCATAGCAGTCCTAATAGGTGCTCTGGTAAAGTGCTTTAGTCCGTTTGGTGCATCTGTTTTAATCCACCACGCGTCAGTATCAGTAAGAAAGTTATTTACAACATATCCTTCTGGTACCATTCCCATATTTTTGGTAGCGTTGATGTCATTATCAGCAGTGCCTGGACGGCCAGCAGATTTCATTAGACGCTCAGCTATAAATTGCAAGTTGACTGGAATGATCATTTTCATTCCTCTAAGAGCAATTCTCATTCCTCTTTCATCTTGCATACCAGCAATGTCAATTAACATCTGTTCTAACGAAGTTTCGTTTAGATCAGCTGCAACTGCTAGAGTGTTCGTCTGGTTGGCACTAAGCGTAGGGTGAGCTGCACTGTTAAGTGGTACTCCATCTCCGCCAGGATTAGCTGCTGCAAATGCATTATTTAAAATGTTTGCTGCTTTCACCTGTTTAGTGTTAGCCATAGAACGCGCTAGTGCTTTAGTATAGCGAGTGCTAAGTTTGTCGTAAAGATTATCCTCTACAGCTTCTTCTGTTAGTGCAAAAGCTAAAGCAATAGTCTCGTTGGTGTACCTAGCAGTGTAAGTTTCTTGAGCGTCATCGTATACAATACCTTGACCCTCAGGTTTTACAGCTGCATTGGCAAAACCGCCAAGCATTACTTCTTCTTCGAAAGCACGATCAGATGATTCTGTATCGAATATTTCTTTGTCTTGATTTTCGTATCGGTCATACTCTAAGCCAAATAGCGCGTTTAAGCCTGGTTCGAGTTCTTTGACCAACTGCATTCTTGATATTACCATTGTTCAATCCTCCTATAGGTTATACGCCAGTTGCTCGTAAGTACACTTGCTCATTGATTCTAACAATCCAGTTAGCATTAGTTGTTAATGGATCGCTATTTTCAGGATCACGGGATATACCCACGATTCTGCATTGAGCAGTAGCTATAGCCGGAACACCACCACCGTTACCAGTAAGTACATTTAATTGACTTGCTGATTGGCCGTTGATAGTATTTCCTTGTGTAACTACGATATCAGTATTTTTTCCAACGCCTGATGCGACGGCTAAAATACCATTACCTTGTACTTCGAATAACTTATTTGGATCGTCATAGACAAATGCACTGATCAATCCGCCACCTGTTGGAGTAATTCCGCCAGGGTAGTAGTTTGACCAAGTTGGTTTTTGTGTAGTAGGGTCGTCATAAAAGCAACCGTTGAAAACACCAAGACCATCGACATTACCTGCCGCTGATTGTTGAATTGTTCCGTTTGCTAGTATTTGTACAATATCACCTTTGTATATTTGAGCTACTAACCCAGGTAATATATTGTACTCAGTAGTTCCACCGTTTTGGATGTTACTACCTAACTCGCCTACAGCTCTTAAACCAAATGGTGCGTTAATATTTACCATGATTTTTCCTTGTAGTTAAAAGTATACTTCACCCACCATGGGTAAAGTAAATGTTTGCATTAAGGGGAAAAAATCTTTTTAGGATTTCTTGCCGCCAAAACTAACTTGCGACCTGCTTGCATTGCTCACAGGCATACTAGGATGTTGGTCCTTAAGGGGATCGTTAGCAATTGCATTATCTCTATCTTGGGTTCTATCCGCAAAATATTGAGTACGCTCTTGCACGATTTCCGTTGGAATCCTTGCTAGCATTAAACCGCCAATAGCTATAACACCTTGGTATGTACCTGAATCGATATGGGGCCAGATGTTGGTATCATATTCGTCTGCACGAACAAATTCCCAACCTTCGCGTAGTCTAGCGGATACATTTTTTTGATCCATCTGTCCTACAGATTCGGCCCTTATCCAGCGATGGGTAAACCCAGCTGGCGCAGGTGGTGCGTCTAGTTGTGATGGTGGAGCCCATGGTTTCCTTCGAGTAGTTTTCTCTCGGGTTTCAGACTCGCGTGATGGTAACTTATCTTTTGTATTCATATTCATATGCATTACTCCTTCACGTATTTCGCATATTCGCTTAGCGGCACGCCTAATTTTTTTGCTATAGCAACTTGTGAGGGCGAGAGTCTCACAGTTCCTTTGCGCCTTATCTGTCCACCTCTGTTTCCAGAGGCAACCGTTTGAGAAGGCGAAACTTGTTTTCCAAACTTATGAGGGAAAGTCTCCTTCATGCGAATGTCTATCTCTTCATAGTACGAATCGCTCTTGGGGTCAAATCCTTCTTCAACTAGTTTACGATGAATTGAGAAAGAAGTCAAGGTCATTGGTTCATCTTCACCAAACCATGTATTATTCTCAGCCCATGATTCTGCTTTAGGGTCAGGTTTTGCAGGAGCTCTTTGTTGAGGGGGTTGTTGGGGTTGAGGCATTCGTGGTTGTCTAGGATCAACTCCCCTAGACTCCATTTCCTGCTTTAATCTTTCGCGTTGAGCTTTATGTGATGCAGCACGTTCTTCTTCAATAGCTAAACGTCCTAGTTTTGCTTGAATATCTACTTGTTTATCCAAATCTCCTAGATCCATAGCTTCTCTTAAATCTCTTTTTGCTTGCATCATTTGTGCTTCAACACGATCGCCAAATTCTGCTACATATCCGGTGTCGAGCTGCTGTGCACGTTGTCGCATTTGTGCAGATTCTTGCTGAACACCTTTTGCGTATTCGACAGCTGCTGCTTCCCGCCTTTCAGATTCACGAACTTTTTTTGTTAGTTTATCAATACGGGATTGAACTTTTTTCCCGTAATCTTCCATGTCCCCTTCAGATGCAGTTTCTCCAGTTCTTACAACTGTTTCTACCGCTTCAGGTTCTTCTTTATTAATTATGGTTTCTTTATCATCGATTTCTACGTCAACAGAAGTTCCTGTTGAAGGAAGATCGACCATCTTTTCGTCAGCGTCGGCTTGCGTTTCTATTGCAGGCATAATTTACTCCTGTTTATTTATATTGCAAGATATCTTCGGGGTCTTTTACCACGGCAATAATCTCGTCATCATTAAGTATTCTTACTTCACCACCATCTATTCCAAACCGTGATCCAGCATAACGACCGAATACAATCCAGTCACCTTTCTTGCACCAGGGTCCATCAGGAAATCTTTTTTCATCTTTATAACAAGCTGGGCCTGTTTTTAAAACGAGCGCTGTCACAGTAGTGTAGCTTCGTTCTTCCATATGCTTATCTGTTAATATTACACCACCTTTAGTTTTTCCTTGTCCTTTATAAGGCAAGACAAGTAATCTCCACCCTGTAGGTTC